CTGAAAAAGTTCTAATCATCGCCAACAAGTTGGATACCTCTGTGGAAATGGCCAATAAAATAAGGGCATTTATTGAACAATGGCCTGATTGGGTTGATATAAGATTCTCTGTGGAAAAAAACTCCCAAAGACATTTCAAACTAAATAATGGATGTGAAGTTAAAGCGGTGGCAACATCCAAAGATGCTCTTAGAGGTTATACACCAACAATTCTTATTTTTGACGAAGCTGCCTTTATCGAGGCCGATGGAGACTTCTGGTCTGCCTGTATGGCCTCACTATCTACTGGCGGTAAAGTAATCGTAGTTTCAACTCCAAACGGTTACGACCCAATCTATTATGAAATCTATGACCAAGCATTAAGAGGTATGAATGATTTCAAAATCTCTGAAATGTTTTGGTATCGAGACCCTCGATATACAAAAGATTTATACATGGTAAAAACGAATGATTTGGTTCATTATCTTTTGAATCGAGAAGATTATCCTATAGATTCCGTAATTAACTTAGCCAATCATAATCCTTATGAAAGAGACCATACCATTGTAACGGATTACATATCACAAGGGTATAAACCTTGCTCTGCATGGTTTGAGGGAATGGTAAAAAAACTCAAGTACGATAGACGTAAAGTTGCTCAAGAACTTGAATGTAACTTTTTAGGATCGGGTGATAACGTATTCGATTCAGAGTTGATGCAAAACATTTCCAAAAATCAACTAAGACCTCCACAAGCCAAACTTATGGGTAACGCTCTTTGGATTTTTAAGGAACCTGTAAATGGTCATAAGTACGTTATGGGAGTTGACGTTTCTCGTGGTGACTCTGAGGACTTTTCATCAATTCAAATTATTGATTTTGATGAGAGGGAACAAGTATTAGAATATGTTGGTAAAGTTCCACCAGATGTATTAGCCGAAATTGCCTATAAATGGGGAACAATGTACAACGCATTCTGTGTAATTGATATTACAGGTGGTATGGGAGTTTCAACCGCCAGAAAAATGCAAGAATTACAATATCAACCCGGATTGTATGTTGATGGAGTCGATACTTCTAACAAATGGAAGTGGGACCCGAAAATAAATGAAAAAATTCCTGGTATTAACTTCAACACAAAAAGAGTACAAATTATTGCGGCATTTGAAGAGGGAGTTAGACACGGATTCAAAATATATTCCCACAGAACTTATAATGAGATGAATACCTTTATATATATTCATGGAAGACCCGACCACCAGAAAGGACAACATGATGACTGTATCATGGGTCTTTCCATGGCGATTTATGTCGCTGAAAAATCATTTCAATCATTAACTAAAGTTGTTAACCACACAAAAGCCATGTTGAATTCGTGGTCTACTGTGATGAATGAAAATAAAAATACTTCAGATTTTTTTAATCCCTTGGTACCTCAGATGGGTAGAGACTCAAATCTAAATAATAATGGGGCATCCAAAGCGGATTACCAAAAATATGGTTGGTTATTTGGTGCAAAATGAAAATAGGGGTTGGCGGTTGTTCTCATTCTTTTTATGGTTGGGGTAATCCTTGGCATTACTACATGGGTAAAAAATTAAATGCTGAAATAATTAGCAGTTCATCCCGTGGGGGCGGAAACGAAATAAATTTAGAAAAAATTAAATTTATTTTAGATAATCATAAAATTGATTTTTTTGTTTACCAAGTGACAGAACCGTCAAGAATGGTTGTTGGGGACAATAATTGCGAACATCCACACGACTTACATAATCCAACTTTTTTTAACGATGTTAGTTATCGTACTTTTAACTGTATCGGGGGTGTATATGGAGAACATGAGGTAGAAAAATTCTTTTCAGAAACTTTTGTCCCGTCCAAATACAATACTGATTACAAAATTTTTCATACAATGATGAGTATGAATCAATTGTGTGATTTTTACGGAGTTAAAATTTACTTTTTTAGTTGGTTTGTAGATTTACATGAAATGGCTAAGGAATCAAATTACACAGAAATAATCAGTAAGTTGAACGTTGTTAAAGGATGTGTTAATAACTTTGTGACTAAAAATAAAATAAACTCAATCCCAGGCGACTGTCATTTTGATTCAGATGGGCATAGAATTATATATGAACAATTTATACATCCCCGACTACAAGATTTAATTTACAAAAAAAAGAAATTATTTTAAACCATTATACATTTTTGTTTCCAAAAAAATGGTTAGTTATTTGGCACTACATAACTATTTATATTACTGAGGTAAAGAGTAAATTTAGATTATGGCAGAACAAAATATGACGGTTTGGCAAAGACTGTCACAAACATTTGGACCTAACTCATTATTAAATCAAGACTATCCGACATTCAAGTTTGATAAAAAGGAACTCCTACGCACAAAAAGTAAAGAGGAGTATGAGAAAGAAAAACTTCAAGCACAACAAACATATTATCTTACAAATCAATGGGCTAAAGTTGAGAATAATCTTTATTCTCAAGCAATTTATTATGAACCGACAAGACTATCTGCCCAATATGATTATGAATCAATGGAGTATACTCCCGAGATTTCCGCAGCATTAGACATCTACGCAGAAGAATCTACAACAACAAATGAGGATGGATTCATTCTTCAGATTTATTCTGAATCAAAAAGAATTAAAGGGGTCTTGGCGGACTTATTTAATAACGCCTTAGACATCAACACCAATTTACCTATGTGGACAAGAAACACATGTAAATATGGTGATAACTTCGTATACCTGAAATTAGACCCTGAAAAAGGAATTGTTGGAGTACAACAATTACCGACTATTGAAATTGAAAGACATGAGGTTGGAGCAAGTGGTAAAATATCTGTCGATGTAAAAAATGAAGTAGATAAAGATAAAAAGGCGTTACACTTCACATGGAAAAACAAAAACATGGAATTTCAATCTTGGGAGATGGCTCACTTCAGACTATTGGGTGATGACAGGAAACTTCCTTATGGAACATCTATGTTGGAAAAAGCGAGACGTATTTGGAAACAATTACTTCTTTGTGAAGACGCCATGTTGATATATCGAACTTCAAGAGCACCTGAAAGAAGAATATTCAAAGTTTTTGTTGGTAACATGAACGACGATGATGTCGAGGCATATGTACAACGTGTCGCCAACAAATTCAAAAGAGAACAAATTGTTGATAGCAAAACAGGTAACGTAGACATGAGATTCAATCAAATGGCGGTAGACCAAGATTACTTTATACCTGTAAGAGATCCGGCAGCACCAACACCTATTGATACTTTGGCAGGAGCTCAGAACCTCTCCGAAATTGCCGATATTGAATATATTCAAAAGAAATTATTAACCGCTCTTCGAGTACCAAAGGCTTTCTTAGGATTTGAAGAAGTTGTTGGTGATGGTAAAAATTTGGCATTACAGGATATTCGATTTGCTCGTACAATTAACAGAATCCAAAAAAGTATGTTGGCGGAACTGAACAAAATTGCAATTGTTCATTTATTCTTATTGGGATTTGAAGATGAATTATCAAACTTTACACTTGGATTAACAAATCCTTCAACACAAGCCGATTTGTTAAAAATCGATGTGTGGAAAGAAAAAGTTTTATTATATAAAGATTTGGTTGCTGACCCAGGAAATGGTATTCAAGCAACTTCATCTACATGGGCTAAGAAACATATATTTGGTTGGTCAGATGATGAAGTTCGTTTAGATTTACAACAACAAAGAGTCGAAAGAGCGGTAGGAGAAGAATTGAAGGCAACTCCAACAGTCATCACCAAAACTGGTTTATTTGATAATATAGATAAACTTTACGGAAGTGCCACAGGTGCAACACCAACTGCAGGAGCCGAAACAACTACGGATGGAGGAGAGGAATTAGGACCTCCACCTTCGTCATTTGGAGGGGATTCATTGGGTTCTGACTTAGGAGCAGAGGAACCACCAACAGGAGGAGGAGAAGAAGCTCCACCATCAGAAATAACACCAGAGTCAAGGAAAAAAGATCTCAATATTTTAGTGGAAAGCAATTTAATTGAAGGTTCACAGATAATAAATTTGGGCCAGGCACAAGATTCTTTGGGAGAAATTTCAAAAGAGTTAGATAAGTTATTAAATTCATAATATTTATTTGAAAAAAGACAATGACCTTCGGAATAGTAAAATCCCTAATAGAAAAAAATCTCTTGGAATCTTATACAAATGAGAATGAATTTAAGAGAACGATACGAGAATTCAAACACAATGTTTTGAGTAATAAAGCAATGTCAAAAGCATATGCACTCTATGATCAACTGAGTTCACCTCAAGGAATCAGTGATCAGGATGCAAAATATTTTATTGAAGAAGGGGTCAATCTATTAAATAAAATTTTACCAAGTATCAAATTACCAAAAAGTTTTTCTAAAGAGATAGAAAATAAGTATTCTGATATTGATACGTTGGTTTACAGTCAGGGAGTTAATTTACTTGAAAGAGTAAATGCAAAGAAAAATATTTTGAACGTAATTACGTCTGTAAAAGAAAATATAAAAGAAAGTATTAATATCCCAATTAGTTCAATGGTGGCAGTTGCCAACCAAACTGTGAATAGTTACATTTTGAGCTTAGATGAAATTTCAAAAAAAGAATTTTTTCAAATAGTTTCTGAAGATACAAAAAGTTTGGAGACAAAATTTGAGACAATCCGAGAAAGTGCTATTTCAAAATTGGAATCACTACAAAATAACGAAGACTCTCAAGATATAAAATTAAAGATTTCAGAAACAATAGAAAAAGTAAAATCTGAAAAATTCGATCAATTAAATTTTCTTAGATTAAAAAATTTAGAGGAATCAATTTGATTTGTCCTTAAGACTTTGTATGTATTTCGCTTTCAAAATCTGTGATCTTTTGATTACAGATTTTTTTGTATACTCCCTTTTATCAAATAAAATTTGATTTTGTTTCGTTTTAATTACTTTTGATTTCAAGGTTTTGAGGGCTCTCTCAAGATTATTACCTTGGGTTATTTTTATTATTATCATATATTAGAAATATCAATAAATATAAAAAAATTTTGACATTTATCCATTTAATGTATATTTTTTCGTTAATGAAAATAAACAAGTCTAATACCATTATTAATGAAAAAAGGAAAAAGTGTAAAACTTAACCTATTCAATCCAATCAAATCCCAATACGGGACAGTTGATTCCAAAAATTTAAAATCAGTCTACATAAATATCCAATCATGGGTTACACCCAAAGAAGAACTTAATAATTGGAATCGAGTTGTTTTATGTTTGGGAAGGGAA